CTTCCCCGAGACCTTCCAAAATACATAGCAGTTGAACCGAATTGCTTACAGCCATTATAACTCCTCAATGCTTGAAATGACGGTCCAGGGAATTACTGTATAATCTGAATCACCGTCGTCTGTAATCGAATGTGCTAATTTCAAATCTTTCTTTTTATTCTGTAGAAAGAATCCCAAGGTTTGCACTCTCATGGCTTGGACCTTTTCGATATCAGTCTTACCGTGCCAAGCTGAATCAGAGACAATATCCAGCCAAGTGACGAGCAGCTTAGTATACCGAGGCCAAGTCTTAACTCTCATTAAAGCGTTCCATTCTGCTGGTAGTAGGATGTCCACTCATCTACAACTTCTTCCTCTTCACGAATGGGATCGAATCTATCCATCTTCAACATCAATCGGATAGTCTCAATGCTGTCAACGAATCTACCAACCGGAACAGAGAAGTTAAGAGTCTCTGCCTCTCCTGCTACAAGAACTCCCACCACTTCACAATCCAGATTAAAAACAGGACCACCAGAGTTCCCCGGAAAAGCTGAACTAGTAGATTGGAGCATAACATGCCAACTATATTTCTGATAGTGTTCCCATCCTCTTCGTTCGTAGAGTTCTCTTTCCTTTCCCGAAAGTATGCCAAGGCTAACTGAATTAAAGTTATTGTACCCAAGACTAGAACCCATGATAAACAGAGGATCACCAATACGCAAGTTATCTTCGGATGCGAGAGTAGCACAAGGAAGAACAACACCTTTAGGAAGATCAAGCTGCATGAATGCAACATCGTTTTCTCGGTCTTCAATAACGTGCTTGACTCCATATACCTCTCCGTTATCCAAGGTAACTTTGTAATCACCATGAGAACCATCAGTTACATGCTTGGCGGTAAAGATAATACCGTCCTCTGAGATGATACATCCAGAACCCTGCCACTCGCCAACTCGCTCGATGTGGACTACGGTTTCCCTTACTTGAGCTACTTCATCCGCAATTCCTGCTTGATCTTTAGAAGTGACAGAAATCTTCACGGACACCACCAAGACCATTACAACCATAGCAGCATAAAACATAATATCTTTATACAACTCATACTTCTTCTGAGGCTCCATTAGTAAGTCTCCTATTGTCTAAAAGGTTGTTTCCTGTAGCCCAAGTCTGTTTTCTTGTGTTTGACTGTTGGCTTCTCTACTAGGCCCAGAGGCGCCCATTGAGTCATTTTGCTGACCACCACTACCCGTTCCAAGGCCACCGCCTGTGCCCGTCCCCATCTTATATGGAATGATATCTGTTGGGTTGGGAACAGCAGTTTTATATATCGAGTTGAAACCGTCCAACCCCAGGAACATTGCCATTCTCTTTGTGGCTTCTGGCACATCAAACACTGCACCCTGTTGAGATGCTATCTGCATAGTAGGCATAATCCACTGAGAGGCCAGGGCCATGAGTCTCTGGTACTTAAGTTCCGGTGACATTCTCTGTGTGGAATACTCTTCAATTTCAAACACAAAGTCGTAGAAGTCGCCTACTGTGTCGGCCTGAGAAAAGACTTCAGGAACATTAGCAATACCGGGGATCTCCTTGATTACCGGGATATAAACAGTAGGATCAGTCCACACCTTCCAGGCCAATTTCTTAATGATAGAGTTCATAAACTCTTGGAAGCGACTTCCCATGTTGTTGATAATTCTACTAGCGTTTTGGAAGTTCATCTTCTCTTGACCAAGAGTTGGACTATCACTTCCACGCCCTGCCATAATGTCTGATGTTCCACCAGCCTTGGTAAATACATTCTCTACAAAAGACATCCAAGGAAGACTGGCTGCATTGACTCCACCAAAACTAACCGGCAGTACTGAATCTTTTGGATCGTTGGTAAGGATAACATCCATGTTCTTGGCGTTCTCGACCTTCTGAGCCAAATCCTTATTTGAACTGTCTGCCAACAGAAGATCCTTCTGTGACTCAGCTTGCTCCCTAGCAGAGCGGGCTACTATATTTATTGACACATCCTGGTCATGCCAGAACCAAGCAGGGGGAATAGGGATGGAGCAGTTGGGGAAATACTTGTATCCCAAATAATCATACGGAGATTCAAAGGGGCCATCCTCTTCTACTGTACGAAGTATCCTGGCCTTCTGGCCTTCTGGCATAATCGTGACAGTAACGTTCTCATCATACAGATATATATCAATAAAGGTAGTAGTGTCTCTCAAGGAGTATTTTTGAATATTGAAGTTAGGATCAGAGATTCTATCGGGCGAAAAGTCTGTAGCCAACTTAACATCGGGGTAGATATAGTCTGCTACCTGTTTGCCATTAACTTTACCAGCAAACAACTCCTTTGCATACTCAGTTGGTAGTCTATAGATGTCGCCCTCAAATACAAAGTCGTCCCTGGTCTTAGCAATTGGATCACCAATGTAATCAGAGTCATGGATGACCTTGACGGTTGGAGAACCGGACTTAATAACTTCATCATCTAGACTAATACTTCGGTTATACTCCGTGAATGTCCTAGTGATTCCAGCACCAAACATAGAGTTGATAGCAGCAGGAATGAGAACCTTGTCTGCAAACTTCATCTTCTTCAATAGAAAGTTAAGGGCCAGTTGAGTGGTATATGCCCAAGGCTTGTAGTTAACAGCCAAGGTCTCAACCATAACTCTAGGATTGCCTTCAACCAAGTAAGGGACAATCGTGTACACACCACGATCAATTAGGTTAATCAGATGTTCTCTGCTATATCCACCATCATAGAACCCCGAGGCCCATAACTCAAGAAGTTTGTTCTGGTGCTGCATAGGCACCTCGTTCTTCTTCTGCCAGAGCTTAGCCAACTGTTGTAGCCGCTGGGGAAAAGGAGTCTTCTTATCCTGTTTGTAAAGGCTGTGGCCCATAGTTAATCCTAATATAGATATCGCCGCATCGTGTGCTTCAAGGTCTGCTTTTTTCTTTCCTCTTGCTCTAAGAGGTACTTGAAGGTATTGGTTGGGATTTCCTCTGTTTCTTCTCGAATGCCTCTACCTTGATACTTACCCCCAAGCACACAAAGCCCGGCTGCAATTACTCTATCTCCGTGCCTTTTCCTGGCCCCAGAAGTTATATCAGCAGTTTCAGAAGTACCAATATCACCATTGTCCATATACACATAATCGAAAAGTTCTGAAAGAAGGTCTTCATCATGTATCTTCAACGAGGTATATGTGCTATTAATCTTCAAACCTTCGGATAGTGCAATGCCTAGTTCTCCAAACAGGTCAGATTTGGAGTTAGTATTAGACCCCCAACCAAGTTTATTCATCCGCTTCTTTGTTTTCTTATCTTCTCCACGTTGGATATACAGGCGTGTATGGCCCTGCCATCTTATGCGTCGCCCAAAGTTAACACCATGTCCACCATTATTCTCAAAGATAATATAAGCTTCGCCAGAAGTACCACCACACCAGCGGGCTATGGCAACAACTTGATCGGCAAAGTTTTCAGGGGTAGTGTTTGGGCAAGCCCACATACCTACCAATTCTCTTGTGTTGACATCCAATATTGCCGCTGTTGAGTTTGAATTGCCTGTTCCAAGGGCGATATCGCACCCTACGACATAGTTATGGTCCTGATCCGGTCTATTGTTCTCTAACTCTCCCCACCACTTCATCCTGCACTTGCCTACCTTTGACCAGCGTTCCTTGCGGATGTAGCCTTCAGGGCTCAGTGAAAACTGAATCTCACCCTCATGGTCATATGGTCGAATACAATTAGCCTTGATGCTTTTAAGTATCGTGGTATCGAATACAGAGTCAGATGCACCAATAGGTGACATCCAGACATTACTCATAAAGTCTCTTCGGTCCCCTTTTCTATCGGCCTCGGCAGCATCGTGCCACGGCGACCGCAAATCTTTGGGAAGTCTTTCACAGCCATCGGCCACAAAAGTGGGCATATCTTGCAAGTCCAAATCTTTACACCTGGCACGGAACTCGTGGTATAAAAATCGTCCGACTGGAAAATCAATCTCAGGATATTGACTCTCATAATATCCTCTATCCAATATCTCCACATAGTTGTAATCGTGACTGGTATACAACCCTGCTGCTTTCACAGGATTGTCATACCAAGGCAACTCAACTACAGTTGTTGAAGGCTTCTCTAGT